GTGGAGAAGATTTAAGTACTCCAGTATTCCCAAAGAAAGCATCAGGAAAGTTTAAAGAATAGTTTAGATTATGCCATTACCTGGAATAAGACTTACAGACCTGTATAATTCTGAAGATTATAATAAGTGGATGAATGATTCCACTAATGTAAGATTGGTTAGGTCTACAATTGATGAATATTCTGGTGATGATCCAGAATTAATTAAAGGACATTTATATGTGAACTCCAAGATTAAACAAGATCTTGGAGAGGAGTTCTTTAATAGTATCCCTGAGGATACAGGTCTGAAGGCTAAAATAGATTTATATAATGCTAATCTTCCCCAAGTTCCTGAGGAAGATACTGTAGCTCGTGGTACATCTGGCTATTATAGACCTCCAGTTCCTGAGACAGACGGAGATATAGTTCCTACCTCAGATAACAAGCACGCGATGTGGGATTGGTTTAAGGAGAGGTCAGATGGTGCTGCTGATAGAATGTATGAACAGTATCTTAATGCTAATAGAAAGCAGAATAAAAGAACTGTTATAAATCCCTTAGACAATAAGAATGAACTCACTCAAGATTATCAGGAACTTGAGAGACTGAGGGAGGAAGAGCCAGAGAATACTGCTACTATTAAACTGCTGGAGAATGCTCTAACCGCTAAGATAAACAGGAAAAAAGAGGAAGAGGAAGTTGCTGCACAAAAGGCATCTAATGCTCTAGATGATTTCAGGTTTGTGTTTGACAACTTTGATGATAGTAGATACCTTCCTATTGAACGAGAGAAGTGGGATTCTGCCACCGCTGTAAACACTATTAATAGTTTGTCAGAGGAGATTAGGGGTAAGTTAGATACAGACCCTCAGTTTGCTTTTAGTGCCTTTGAACAGTTTGATAGATTAGCCGATGAAATGATTCCTCAATATAGGAATTACCACGACACTAATGCTATGCCAATTACTCCCAATGAAATGAAGGATATAATGGCACAGTATTATGCAGTTAGAACTATTAAAGATTTAGATGAGGCTAACAACTTTGCTCAGTCTACTTTTCAATCTGTTCTGGCTAAGCATCAGAGTTTAATACAGAAGAGTGAAGTTGCTTTACATCAAGCTACTCAAGATTTCACTGGTAATATGGCCGCTGTAATTGGTATAGTGGCTAATACTCCTAATGCTATTGCTTGGTCTCTCCGTAATGATATGGATATAGAAGACCTTAGTAACTTTAAGGAGTTCTTATACTACACTACCCAAAACCCCCTTACTGAGTGGGGTAATAACCTCCAAAAAACTGGTACTTGGCTACCAGATGCTCAACAGAGGTTTAAAGAGATGGAGTATAATCAGTGGCAACTCCAAAGAGAAGCAGGTAAAGAGACTAAGTTCTTAGATATTAATACTCCATTTGAACTGTTTGCCCAAGGTGCCTATACAGTTGCTGGTATGGCCACAGGTACTGCTGCTGCACAAATCTTAAGCAATTCTGTTGGTAAGGCAGGGGCTACTATGGCAACTAGAATGTTAAGTAGAGAAGGCGCTGGATGGGGTACCAGACTAACAGCAAGGGCTATTAATACTTTAGGCAATGCCATTGCTGTTGGTGCTACTGCTTATCTTCCTGCTGCTGCTGAAGCATCTATGGATGCTATGGAAAAGTATGAAGCAGTAAAGGAAGCTGCCCAAAATGATGTGTTATCTGCCTTGGAGAAAGAGCTCCAAAGAGATGCTGAAGATGGTACCTTTGAAGATTGGTATCAGAGAAACTCAAGACTTCCTATGCCAGTTGCCGGAGAAGATGAGAGGCAAGCGCAACTCAGAATGCAAGAGAGAGAATATTTGTGGGAGCAGTATAGAAACCTTAAAGCACAACAAGTACTTGATGACCCAGATATTCAAAAAGCAATTGACAATGAAGCTTTTAGAACAGGTGCCAAAACTATGTTTGATGAAGCTACTTGGATTGCTTTTGGAGATATGTTCTTCAGTAACATTCTTGGTAGAGGATTTAAAGAACTTAAGAAAGGTGTTGTTAGAGCTGCAACTGGTAAGCCAGTAACACATTATAATTGGACTCCAGAAGGCACTTATCTTAAGGCTATTCCTAAGCAGGTTACTCCTATGCAGAAAGCACTTGCTGTTGGTAAGGGAGTGTTTGAAGCTGTTGAAGAAGGTGTTGAGGAGTTATTCCAGACTGTTGACTCTAAAATGCGTGAAGACCTTGCCCATAACTATATTAAGGAATACATTGCTAACCGATATGACCCAGAGGCTATTGGACAGTTAAGCGATAGTTTAAGAGAGAATTGGGATGTTGCCAAGCAAAGTATTGGAGAAAATGTCTTTAGTGAGGAAGCACTTTATTCATTCCTATTAGGCGCTGTTTCTGCTGGTATTGGCTCTCCAACTGTTATGAGAGGTATTAGAACAGGTAGTGACACTATGAAGAAAACAGGAAGCTTTAAGCAGGCTCTTAAAGAAGGGTTTAAGGCTTCTTGGAGAAATCCAATTGCTGAGAATCTTCAAGACCTAAAGGTCAAAGAGATTAAAGATGCTGATGAGGCTGCTGAAATAAACAGATGGATGCAACAGCATCCAGAGATTTCAACATATAATGATGAAACTGCTATCTTAAAATTCATTGCTGATAAGGAAGATGCTGCTCGTAGAGATGATGAGGTCTCTTATAGAGATGCTCTGATGGGCCAGAAGATTTCCACAATGTTAATGATGGATAGAGTTAATCCTAATGGGATGAAGCTAAATTTTCATGCCAGACTCAAAGCAATCTCTAATTTAAATGCTAGTAGTCCAGAGGCTAGAGCCATTGTTGATCAGATGCTTAGAGATGATGATTCTATTGTTAGAACAACAGAAGGTCCCCTCAATGAGGATGAAGTTGCAGTTCTTAACAAAGCAATCAAGAGAGCCAAGGAAGATATTAATATCTATAAGAATGTTAAGGCTCAAATGTCTATTCTTGATTCTCAGTTTGGAAACAGTATCAGTACTGAGACTAAGGAAGCCCTTGCTTATGGTTTAATAATGGGTGAGAACTGGGGAACTAGAATAGACGAGATTGTTAAAAATGCAAAGGAGAGTTATAATAAGGCTAATCCAGAGAATCAGATAATCCCTATTAGTGCAGAAGAAGCCGCTATTAAGGATGCTGTTGCTAGATATGGTAGCAGTGCTGTTGTTGATGCTGAGTACAAGAATCTTATAGCCAGAAGAAATGCTCTTAAAGCCGGCAGAAGACATATGTACAGATTTGAGTACAAGAATGAATTAGATAAGGTTACTCAGCAACTAAAGGAAAATAGAGCTGCAAAACAGCTTCTTGACAGAGAGGAGCTACCTATTATAACTGCTAATGAAATACTAAGTCTGTCTAATAAAGCTAGAGCATACTTACTTGATGAATCTAATAAGAAGAATTATTCTGCTGCACAGCAGAAAGAAATTAATGCTTTCACTTCTGCAGAAGGCATTAATGGACAGATTCTTACTGACTTAAAGGATGCTGGCAGATTAGAGAATAAGGCAAACTATTACAGAAATCAATACAATGAGTTAGTTAAGAGTAATGGTGCCTTAGTTCCTATATTTGACAGAGAGGTTAGAGCAGAGGCAGCAGAGAAGTGGAGCAGAGCTAGACTAGAGAATACCCTCAATGCAACTACTTATGAAGAGTTTAGAGATGAATTAGATAAGGCACTTGCTACTGGAGAATTTACTTCTAATGATAAAGCACAGTTCTCTAAAATTTTTAGTGACCCGGCTAATATCAATAAGGATTCCTACAAATTCTATCAGCAATATCAAAAAGAAGAATTAGATAGAGCTCAAACTAGAAGAATTATTGAGAACAGTCCTGCTTTCAAAGAACTTTCTGAACCCCAGAAGCAAGTTGCAAGTGAGGTGATTAGTGAGCAACAATTAACCAAAACTCCACTTACTGCCCAAAATATCATTGAGAGATTAAATGATCCTAAGTTTACTGAGAAGTTAACTAGAGATGAACTAGAGCAGCTTGCTGTAGCAATGGAAAAGATTATGAGACAAAAGGAGTCTTATGATAAAACTGTTGCAGCAGAGAAGGAAAGACAAGCAAAATTGGCAAAAGCCAAGATGAAGGAAACTACTCCTAGAGGCACTCCTAGTGGTCAATCACAGCCCGACACTATTATAAATAATAGTAAGTACCAAAGTAGTAGAGAGTTCTTCAATAATATATTCAAGAAAGTTGCTGCTATATTTACCAATAACAATCCTCAATCTTTAACAAAAGAAGAGTTTATTAACCTGATTGGTTTGTATACAGAATCTCCATTATCTTCTGATATAATGGGAGAAGATTTTGATACTACATTGACTCTAGCCAACTTTGGAAGAATCATTAGTGGCCTATTAAAGACTGTTGAAAATGCTGCCTACTTGAATCCAGAAGTTGCTAGCGATATTAAATATCAAAACACGATGCAGCTTATTGGGACTCTTAAGGGCATAGTTCAAATTGTGACAAAGAGTCAGGATACTGCCAATCCTCTTGACCTTAATGCTTTCATAAGAAACTCTATTATTCAGGTTAATTCTGCTCTGATTCCAGATTTTAGAGCAAAGAAAATAGAGCTCCCAAAGAGACTAAAAGAATTCCAATCTAAGGCATTTAGTGCATTAGGAAGCAATGCTGAAAGGAAGTGGTTCACTGATAATGATATACAAGGAAATCTTGCTAGAGTTGCTGCACTAAGAGCACATAAACAAGAGTATGTGTTTATCAAGGATAACTCATTAATCTACGATGTTCAACAAGAGCTTAAGGTAGATGATTTCACTGATGATACACTTCCTATTATTTTAGCTGCCAAGGTTAAGGAAGGCACTGAAGGAGCCGTTCAGCTTGAGGATGGAAACTATTATCTGTATGTAGGTTTACTTCAAGACTCTAGAGTTAATCCCGGACTATATGATAGAAATGAACTTAACGCACTAAGAAATATAGCCCTAGAACAAGAAGAGTCTGGGCCTATTAAGAATAAAGGTAAGGTATATATTTCTCAGGGAGCAGTAATCAATTATACTAACAAGTCTGAAGATACAGAGACTCAAACAGATTCTTTAAAAGAATGGTTACTTGATAAACATAAAGGAGATAAGAAGGCTGCTAAAGAAGACTTTGTTAAGCACTTCAGAAGAGCCAAAGCTACTATAAATACAGAAACCCATACTGCAGCTATTAGTTATGAATGGAATGGACAAACCATTCACAGAACATTCCAAACAGACAACACTCACCCAGAGTGGATTTATTCTGTATATCTATTAGAGAAACCAGATGGAACTGTTGAGCCTAAAATTCTGTTTGTCAGAGAGTTAGATGAGTTTACTTTTGATGATGAAACCGGAGTATCTGATGTGTATGAGGCACTTAATGGTGAGCTGTTAACTGATAAAAAGTTTAAGGATTTACCTGAATTTAACTTCTTAAGAAGACCAGTCAATTATGTTGCCAATATTATTAAAACAAATATCCCAGGATTAAAGGCAAAAAGAGGAACTACTAAAGCAGCTGCTGCTAAAGATATTAGTGAGGCTGTTGATAACTATCTCTCAAAGAGATTTAATTTCAAGAAGGTAGCAAGAGAGAATCCAGAGTTTCATGTTAAGGTTGTTGTAGAGGATGATACTTTAAAACTTAAGGCCTATCAAAGAACGGATGTTGGTGAGGAGCAATATAAAGATATGCCGTCTGTACTCTCATCCTTGCCTATAGAAAGTATTGATTCTGTTGAGTCTGTTGTTAGATTTGCTCAGGAAGGTATAAAAAATCTTATGTTTGATGAAGAGGGAACTCTAAGAAGGGATGAGGGAGGTAATCCTTTAGTTAAACTTGAGGTTAAGTTTGCTGAAAATGAGAAAACAGAGAGTACTAAAAAGATATTTGATGCTGATAAGGTTGAAGACCTCTTCACAGCTAATGCTTGGAAACTTCTAGATACAAAAATGAATCCAGTACCTGAGAGTATTGCAGTCAATCCTACCGTACAGGGAGGCACAGCACCTATAAAGAGAACAGGAAATGTTGTTCAAGATGCAATTACTGCTATAACTCAGCCCGAATTCATTGATACTCATGAGGGAGAACACTATGAAGTAGGCCCAAATGAAACAGAGGTTACTACATTTATTAGAGGAGGCGAGGAAGCAAGCGACTTTGACGGTTTAGCAGGTCAATTAGCTAAGAATTTAGGAACTTCTGTTGATAAGCTCTACAGAGTTTGGAGAGAAAAGAGAACTGTTGACAGTGTAACCAACTATATGAGGGCCAATAACTTTAGTAGTTGGGTAGGAATTAGAAGAACTGAAATTCCTATGATGTGTCAACAGTTTGAAAGGATTGAAAAGTTCTTTGCTCAAAGAGGAGAAACTCCAATTCCAGCTAACTTAATATTCAGTGGTCCTATAAATATCAACGGAAAAACACACCATTTCTTAGGAAAGCCAGATATTGTTACAGTTGATAAAAATGGTAAATATCATATTTATGATATGAAGTCATTCAGATATCAAAGCGGAGTTACTAAGACAGTTCCTGGATTTACAACTGACAGGTTTGTTATAAATGGAATGAGAAACCTTGATAGAGACTATGAACACTGGCAACAGCAGATGAGCATTTATAGAATGCTTATTGAGTCTAAACTAGGTAAAGATACTGTAGTTCCTGAGTTTGGTGTGATTCCTGTGAGACTTGGATATAATGTTGAAGGAACAGTAAGTGATTACACTATCGAAGGAATTGGTGCTAAGAAAATTACAGGGAAAGACGGTAAAGCATTCCATTTAAGTTTTGCTAGTGCACCATTCGAACAAGCTCCAAACAGAGCTGCTGAACCACTTACAAGATGCTATGATGATGCTATTAGAATTCCTGCAATCTTAGATATTACAACAATTAATCCTACTGGCTGGAAACAAATGTCTAAGGCAGATGAATTAAGAAGCTCTCTAGACCAAGTGAGACAAAATAGAACATCTGTAAAGGAAGATCCTAAACCAACAGTTGAGGTAGTAAGTTCTCCTACTAGTACTAGAAAACTATCTAGTATGAGTCAAGATGAAATTGCTGCAGAAATAGCAGGTCCTGAAATAGATGTAAGTATTGAAGATCTAATTGATGGAGCTTGCTCCTAAAAAAAAATAAAGGGAAGTGATTAACTCACTTCCCTTTTTTGTTTTGTTATTGTTCAAAAGCGTTGAATGGCTGCTGTTGCTTTTGGTATCTATCAATGGATTCTTGTTTACCATACCAATCAATTGGCTGTATATTATCCATTCCGGGGTCAGGGTCACCATCATAAGTAAACCCAATCTTTCCCAGCCAAAACTTAGCTTCTTTCTCTTTAAATTTCTGAAGTTTCTCTCCTCCAGAAATGAGAGCTCCAACTCCCTGAGCAAGGGTTTTAACACCAGAACTAAATAGAATTGAACTTGAGTAGTCTCCCATCTGTATCAAATCAGCAGCAAACCTAATAGGGTTCATCAAAGTAATACCCTCATCTCTAACTCCTCTAGCCAGTCTATAAGCAGCACCTGTTATATAATATAGAGGGTCAGAAGTATCATAGATTGTATTCCTTAGCTGATATGACATAACTCTATCATTAAACTCTTGAGTTCCCGGAATAAAAGCACCATAAGAATAGTCATTTGGATTTTTTGGATATCTAAGTTTTCTGTTAGGATTAGCCCAATCTTCATACTGCTTCTGTGCTTTCTCTGTGTCTACATATATTGCTCTCTTAGGAGCAAGAACACCGGGTGTGACTACTTTATCAGTACCTAGCCAAGGGTAGGTTAGGGATAATCCAGTAGCAGAATATTTGAGTGGCAACTTTCCCTTCTTAGAATAAACCTTTTCACCAACTCTCTTTTCATTTCCTCTATATAGACTTCTTGCAAGAATAGACATTAAGAAGTTAATCCAGAAACCTAAACACATATTAGCAACCTTCTTTAATTGGTCAGGATCCCAGCCACAGTTCTTCATATGCTGAATTAGGCTTTTGTTCTTATAGGCAAAAGGAAGGAGCATTAATTCAATAGTATACCGAGCATACTGGCCTTTAGTAATGTCATCATACTTGATTAATTCTTTATTACTGAATACACTCCACAGAGCAAGTCTGTATGCATCAAGCATAGCGTGCTTATATTCTCCAGAGGAAATAGAGTAATTACTGTAGTAGTTTCTCTGAATATAACCAAACATGTAACCCTTGATTTTACCTAAAGACTGGGTGTAAACACTAGACTGGAATTCAGTAGCATTAAGCATACCATAAACACCCTGAGATGAGATAATATAATCATTAATACCGTTACATAGTTTATACTCATCATCCTCACTAAAGGAAATGCTTCTAATTTCTTTCCTAATTGCTTCAGCAACTTCATCTGCTGTCTTATAACCTCCAGAAGGATTATAGATGTCTAGAGTTTCTCCAGAATCATTATAGAAATCCTCTAGTCTTTGGAAAGCAGGAGAGTCCTGCAATCTCATAATCTCTATGTCTGGATTATCATCAGCAAGACTATTATTCTCTATAATCTCAGCAAGTTCCCTTCTAGCAGCATCTAATACTTTATATTTAGCAGCATCCCTAGCATCCTTTAAGATGCCATTTCTTATATATGGATTGCCGTTCTTATCAAAAGCATAGATTTTTCCAGACTTTACTTCCTTACCTGCCTCAGCGTCATATAGCCTACGAGAGCCAAGCATTGAATTATAGATAATACCAATAAGAGCATTATCAGTCAAGCTATAGTTAGCCATTGCTATATTAACTAAGGTCTGTAAAGACAAGAACCCTTTTCTTCTAGTAATCTTTGCTGGAGTTCTATATGAATCCCATCTATCTACAAGCCTTTGATACTGGTCCCAAGTAGTTGTGTTTCCACCAACCACTCTGGCAATCTCGCCAACAATATGCTTGGGATGTAAGTTAAGAATGGTCTGTCTAATAACATCCTTAAGGGTAACCCCCTCAACAACGCCCGTAGAAACATCCTGCATAAAGATTCTTAAACCAGCAAGATAGTTCTTTATACCTGCTATAGGAGAAATACATAGGGCCCTAATAGCACCGAAAGCACTTAAGGTGGCTGCAACTCCCTTTAAATTAGTAACCTTATTTAGAAGTCTACCTAACCAAGTTTCTTCATTAAAGTTCTTAATGTTCTTGTTGCTGCTGTAAACAAACCTCTTAAGGACATTACTTCTTTGCTGGGCAGAAATTCTAGCTGCATCTTTAGCTTTTCTTGTATTTGCTAAATCTAATTCTGCTCCTCTTCTTGCAAGCTGAGTATTAAAGACTTCGAGTCTGGTGGCAATCTCTTGAGAAGTATGAAATCTACAAGCCATTTCTATATACTTGTCTAAGGACTTAAATAGGTCTGTAGATAAATCTTCCATATTATCAAGAAGATTAATACCATAGAGAGCAAGCTTATCAACATCAACATCTCCCTCCTCTGCGCTACTTAAAGCTACTGACTCAGTAACAGGACTACCAAAGTTATCAGAAGTAACGTCTTCACAATAAGTAGCCATATCTGATGCATCAGATAGGTCTTTTTGGATTTGTTTTCTGTTTTTAATTTTATTTATAAAGCTAGCCTTAAACTGAGGAATTCTACCAGCAACTCCGTGACATAAACCACCAGTATTATTTGAAGTCTGGTCTGTTAGATAGTCAGCATCAATATGAGATTTAAACTCTATAATTTTATCATAGATTTCTTTTAATTGAGGAAGTGCTTTAAACAAAGAAATTAAATCAGAGTTAATATAATCTTCAGAAAGTATTCTGTTCTTTCTGTCACTATATGCTCTATCATAGAATTTATTGTACTTGTCACTATTAGTCATATAGTCTTGGAATACATTATACTTTTGAGACTTATTTAGTCGTCTGTAAGACTCCATATCAAAAGTATAACTGCCGTCAGAAGTTTCTAAAGTTCCTTCCTCTAATTCCCTTCTGAAATCCTCTTTGATTTCTCTTATAACAGCCCTCTTGTCTGCTTCAAACTGTCCTTTCTTAACATCTGTGACAAACCAACCAGTAAGTTTACCATCCTTAGTTCTCTCATATAAGAAAGTGTCTGGGTCAAATCCATATCGTTGGATTACTCTTCTCACCTCTTTATCAGAGATAAGGTCTTTCCACTCATTTTCTAGATCTATTAGATTAGAGATTTCATTATTATATTGAATTGCCTCCTTAGCTTTAGACTTTCTCACTATATCATAGAATACTTGAGTGGTAACATCTTTTTGATTAGAATAGGTTCTAAAGAAAGTTACGACGCTACTAGTGTCTGTTAGTCTATCAATATATGATGTAGCAAGCTGTTTCATAGAAACATGCTTTTCTCCTCTGATTTTGACTGGAGAGAATAACCCTGGAGAGACTACATCAGAAGCAAGATCAATTACATCTCTACCAACACTTTCTCTTAGTAAAGCAATTGAATACCATTTAATATAATTGTTGAGGTTATCATCAACTGCTGAAATTGCAGACTCCATATCAGACATTAATGAAGAAAGCCCTCTTAAGAAAGTAGAATCAGAATCAGCACTACCGTTCTTATAAGTACCAAACATCTCATTAACATCCTTTAGAGTCTTAACTATTTCAGTGGCTTCAAAGATGGCATTGATAACATCAATATCAACATCTTGTTCGAAGAGTTTTTCAGAAATTGCGGTTAGTGGTTCAGCTAGGGTTCTAAGCCTTTCCATTAAACTTTGAAGGGCACTACCAGTAATAGCCAAAGACTCTGTTTCATCAACAGTAACTAGGTCTTTTCCTTCAAGAAGTGCTCTACTTGTTAATTTTTGGTAAACATCTTTATATGCAACCTTACTGAAGTTATCCACCCGAGCACCAAGCTGCCTAATTCTATCAAGAGTTTTCTTTAATATCTTACCTTCTTCTGGAATTTCAGAGGCAGAATATAGAGTTGCTGGGCTTTTAAGGGCAGTCTGTACATCAAAATTATCATCAAAGAGGAATCCATGAGCTAGAGCTTCAGCCATTACTCTTGCCTTCTGTTTCTCAGAAAGTAAAGACTGTAAGTCAGTCTTAGCAAACACTTTATATAAGGCTTGTTTAACCCTATTTAAAAAGTTCTTATAGCCTCCTTCAAGCTGATTCTTCATAGCTTTAGCTACTAATTGACCAGCCAATTCAAGTTTTCCTTCTTCGGTGTTTAGGTTAGCAGCATCAATTTCTTCCTGAGTAAACAGAGAAGACATTGTATTTTCATTAATAGTATCTAGTAATCTATTAATAAAAACAGAATCTCTGCAAGCAAGAGTTGCTAAGTGAGCACTTTCTTCAACAAGAACATCCTCAATATTAGCACCTTTAGCCACTTGGATTAAATGATACAAACCATCAAATGCAACCTTGGCATTCTCAGTAGAAAACCTACCATTATACTTTTCTTTTCCAACAAAATCATATGCAACTCCAAGCTGCTTTAATCTATTACTTATTACATTGATGATTCTGTTGTTTTCAAGGTAGGTTTGGAGGGCAGCACTTCTGTTAGGAGTTCTCTGTGAAATAGTAAACTTAACAGTGTTTGCATCATTAGGGATAATTACTGGAACAAAATCAGCTTTTAGTTCCTCTTCGGAATTAAACTTAGAGACTCTAGAGGAAACTTCCTCGGTGGGAAGAGAGTCCTCCTCCCACCGTTTAGAAAGTTTCTCTTTAATTTCATCAGAGGTAAAAGTGATTCCAGTAATGTCCATAAAAGAACGAGCATCAATTTGCCCATTCTTATCAAAGACAGCATCAATAGGGTCTACAGATGAGAGAAAACTCTCATCTGTAGCTATTTTATATTGCTGTTCTGCCCACTTGTAATTACCTGAGATTCTCCATAAATCCTCAAATAACTTACTAGGAACATCTTTATTCTTTGTGTTTTTAACACATGGAACTATAAAACAAGATTCACTCATATCTATCTTACTTTACATTGTGGTTTCTCATCACTACTGGTTAGTGGCTCATCGGCAGTGCGCTCTTTAGCATCATCATACTCCTCTTCAACAGTAGAACTGGAAGCCTCCTGAGAGTCTGTTACAATCTCATCAGCTCCAACTACTCTCTTAATATCTGTAACAGCTTTGTTGTAGTTAAATATGATACCGTTATTCTGATTGTAGAACGGAGCCAAGCTTTCTGTCAAGGCCTCATCGTCCACTCTTACATCATCATTACTAACAGGAACATAAGTAAGAGTACTAGAAGTATCTCCTCTAGGGTCTGCTTTCAGATTTTCATAATCAATGGTATATTTTCCCATATCCAGCTTTGCCAGAACATATAACATACCCTTGACTCTAATAATAGGAGCATAGTAAGCACCTGCCCTCTTTCCATCAGCTCCTGTATAGATCTGGAGCATAACTAAATCGGCAGAATTGCCTACTGGAGTTTGTCCTCTCTTAGGTATTGTAAATACCAATTCTTTGATTCTATCATCTACCTCGGCATCCACATTTCTTACCATAGAAGGATCATCAGCATGAGCCATAATAAACTGATAGAGCTTTCGCTTAGCTTCGATTTTTTCTGCAGGATCTAAAGAGGATTCATATAAAGCATTTGTATTCCTATCAAAGAATTCAGCATAGGTCTGTCCAGTACCCTCGTCTACAACAAGAGACTCTAAAACAGAAACTGGTGCTAGTTCCATCATCCTATTATATATAGGATTCAGGCCTCTCTGATAGTAGAAATACATAAATAATCCTTTACCTATGCTAGGATATCTCTGCATTATCTTCTCCCAGTCTGATGTAAACTGATATTTCTCCCACATCCCCATAGAGCTAGAATATCCAGCTTCTATTTGAACCACATCAGGAGCCACCTCTTTAATTCCAGACACAAGCATCTGAATAAGGGGTGTGTTAATAAGGTCTTCATCAGCACATTTATCACTCCACTCTGCAATAAAACCCGGAACCTCATTACCAGAAGGGTCTTTGTATGTCTGTAACATATACCTAATGGCATTTGGAACAGTCTGTCCCTCCATTATATGAGAAGGATTAAATTCTCCAGGTAAGGAAGAGAGTAGTATTGTGGGTAAATCTTGGTGAAGAGTTTCAATTTGGTCTCCCCCAAGTCCCCAAGGAGCAACTAATGTAGAAAGTAAAGTTCTATACTCTTGATAAATTGGAGTGTTTAACACAGTATATTTCTCCATCATCATTGCCATAGCATTGTCAACAATGTTAGCAACAACATTTTCATAGATAAATGGATGGTCTTTATACTTCTCTAATAGTTCTCTATTTTTCTGTTTATCAAGCAGGTCTTCAATAGTGATGTCTCTAGTAATAGGATATGCTCCCTCAGCAGTTTTAATGGAAAGTCTTTTGAACTCTCTACTAGACTTAGCAGCAGAACTCAAATAATCCTCAAATCTAGACTTAATTGTATTAGCAGAAGTGTTTCTAGTCTGTTGTACATAGTTACTAAACTCTTGTTTAGTTTGCATAATAGACTGGAATAACTGAGCAACAGCAATTTGAGAGTGTAGATTGACTGAACTATCTATAGATAAGTTCTTGGCAAGAGCCTCAGAAGAAAGCCATTTAGAATCAACAGATGCCTTAGGACCAAATAAAGTACTGGCCTTTTCAACTCCCATTGATGTTAGTGCCGCAGTCAGAGCCCTTCTTACATTTCTTTCTCCAGTTCTGTTCATATATCTACACATATCCTTAATAACTGGCTGATTAAATAATAAGCCAATATCAGTAGTTGTGTAGCCTAATCTAGCCAGCATTGCTGCAGCATCTGCAGTAACAGAATTCAGATTTAAGTAATTTAGGACAGGGTCTTTAACAGCATCAACGGATGCAGCCAATAATTCAGCAAGAGTTCTCTTAATAGAAACACCATTAACGGTAGTATGTAAGAAGGATAAGCCTATATCATCTGTATTAATGTCAGACTCTACACCATCCAACTCTTTAACTCCGTCCATGAGACTTCCAAATAGAATCCTATTCTTAGGGTCTATAATTCTAAAGTCTGCAAGTCCCTTCGAAATGAAGTTGTTAACACTATCATTTGCAAATATACCAATAAGAGTTCCAGCAATCTGATTCTGCTCTTTGAAAACAATGGAAGTCATAGGCTCAGAGTAATCATACTCTATCTTTGCGTCTTCCATATTAGGAACTTCATTAGCAAATTCAGAGAATGATTCTGCTTCAGGGTTCCACCTTCCAGCAAAGAGAAGCCTCATTAACTTAGCAGATTCAGAGGCATCAGCAAATCCACCAACAGTATATCTGTCTTTTACAGTAGATTCGTCTGATAGAATACTTACCATACAATCTATAATAAGGTTGTCTAAATCAGCCTGTGATAGTTCAACAAGGTCTGCGACATCCATATCATAGTTTATACTAGTATCCTGCATTTGCTCTTTTTGGATATCTGCCTTGGCTTTTGCAAAGAATTCCTCCTTATAACCAAAGATAGTAGAGAGCTCCGCAGCATCCCAATAAGTGTGCCACTCTCTTCCTTCTGGAGCACCCTGCTTTTCCCATTCAGCTCCAAGAGCCTCCCTAATACCGGGATTTTCCTCGTAGATGTGCCTCCAAACAGCTTCATTACTCACCGGATTAGCCTTGAAGTTGTGCCGCATTAAGAACAGCTTATCAATATCAAAGTCAAAACCAGCAATAGTAGTACATTCAGCAGGAAGCTTAATAGTATTAGCTGCAAATTTAGGATTACACTTAACTATCTTAAGATGGAACATTGAATATTCCATTTCAGTAGGAATACGATATGCAATAATATCAGTGATTCCAGGAAAATCAATCTCAATCTTAGGAATAGCTGTGTCATACCTATCTTCGGTTATAGCATTTCCTTCCTCATCTAAGAAGTAACCGTTCTCATCACAGTAATCTTCATACCTTAGTGGCACCATATTACCATTTTCATCTACAAAATGGAAGTCAAATGCCATCTCAGTCTGCATTGCAATTGGAATACCGTCCTTGATTACCGCCTTAAGACCTGTGTCAGTAAGTGCTTTCTTACCGTAGCCCATAGAGGAGGCTTGAACAATACTACCACCTGAGATAAGCTGCCTAATAACCGTCTTCTTGAAGATACTTATGATACTACTATTAATATCTCTAGAGTTAACTGGCTCTCCAAAAGGAATAACAGGAGTTTCACCATCAAGCAAAGTAAGCCTTTGGATTGTATTTAAACTGCTTCTACCATTATTAAGAATGTTGTATATAATATCACTAATAGATTCAACAGTATTGTCAAGTTTATCAACAAATTTTCCAAAAGACTTCATATACTTAAGTGCATGGGCACATCCATATATTCTGGCCATTTGCTTGCCAGAAATCTTCCTTCCATTTTGTCTACCCTTGTTGCCAACTGTATACTGCTTTTCATCAGTAGCAATTATAGCACCAGTTCCAATCTTTCTACCTTGAGTACCTACAATACTATTGCCATCAGTGTGGTCGGGAATGTTGCTTTGAATAAGATAGTTCTCCATAGGAATAGTATGAATTATATACTCTGTGGAGTCTTCTCCTGTTCTGTGGGCATCAAAGATGTCTTTAACCGAAGTACCTTCCTCCCACTCTACAAAGCGCTTACTGTTCTCAGGATTGGCTCTTTGTTGGCCAGCAGTTTGAGTACCGTCATCAATGATGTTTCCATTCTCATCCATACCGGGAAGTATCTCCCCACTCTTATCAACATACTTACCATCGACCATCTTATATTGAAGGTCGATTTCTCCAAAGCAACCCTTTTTAAGACACTTATCAGAAGCAAGTAAGTCAATTCCTCTATCTACCATTTCATCCCCTAACGCTCTTAGCCTAGAGCCAGCAGGGAATAGTTCAGGTAGTAGGGGTACTTCTGCATATTTAAACTGAAAACCAACCTTAATATTTGCATCACTAAAAGTCTCAATGCCATCATTAATAGGCTTGATTGGTTGCATTTCAGCCATCAGGTCTTCAATTTCCTGAATCTGCTCAGCGGTAAGGGATTGAATTTCTCCTCTCTTCCTTGCCTCTCTGATAGGAGTAACCATATCCATAATTCTATGGTAGGCAGCTTCCTGTGTATCAGACCAGTAAGAAAGTCCAGCACTCATTAATATCTTCCTGTAGGAGTCAAAAGAACGATATGCCTGACCATCAGTAAGGGAGTTCTTTCCTGTACCAAAGTTCTTATCTATATACTGCTCTGCTTTCTCTCTATCACCATAGATTCTTGAGAAGTAGTTTATGAGAACATCTCTACTCTGCTTATCAATACCAACTTTTAAGTCCTTAAAATACAGAACCTTACTGTTGAAATTATAAGTTTTAGTTTCAGGGTTATAGCCCCAAACATAATTACCGTCATCATCCTTTGCTTCCATAGAGAGGGCTGCACCATTGGTTAAGGTGCCTTTATTTCTCTTTTGATATTCCTCCACTCCATTGAAGAACAGAGGATTAACTTGCATAAGATGTGCTTGGTTATATGCACCAAACTTATAATTGAAATAGAAATCAAACAGAAGGTCATTAAGTATTTCTTCCTTGGTTTCTTTGTTGTTGCCTAAGAAACTGTTGAAGTAAATATACTCTCCGGCAGCAGTCTTACTGAGCAAACCAAGTTCTTGTAGTTGAAGTTTAAACTCTTCAAATCCTTGTCTTAGATACTCCTCTGCAACTTGTTCAAAGGCCTCTTGAGTACCTCCAAGTTCTTGAAATCTATCATACCAAGTAGTTCTACCCTGATAAGATTCATTTAAGAATTGAAGAATACCAAATCTGTTTTCATTAGACCTTCTAACCTTCTTTCCTCTCTCATTAATTACCTGCCTACTTGTAAAGGCCTCCTTACCATTAGCAGAAAATACAATACCTCTTTTATTAAATTCCTTAATTACATCTTGGTTGGCTCTATCCGCAAGATAGAGATTGTACATACCAGATAATACCTCAGGAAGATAGTAATGAATGGTGCTGATTTGTCTTAATGCATTAGTATCACCAGTAATAAAGGAAGGAATATATGCAGGATCGTCTCTATAAGTCCAGCTACCATTAAAGAACATTCTAGGGGAGCCAAGAAGAACTTGACGGCTAACCATATCTTTTTTATCTACCTGACTTTCATCGGTGATAAACTTAACATTAGCATTTAACCAAGTTCTACCTCCAAGGTATCCCATAAGAAACATCAGCATATGCTGCTGATCATTGATGTTCTCAAACTCAGTACCTTCAATACCTAAGTCTCTAGTAATACCAAAGATAGTACGCATAGAAGGAACGGAAGAAGCAGCATCTCTACACTCATAAATATCAGACAGCCACCTACTATAAATGGTTCCGTCAGTACCTCTATACTGTGTACTGTTTAAATATTTATCCTCTAGATAAGAACTTAAAGCCTCAATTCTTTCTCCTTCATAGACAGTATTATATAAAGCATTGAGTTTCTTAGTAAGAATAGAGTAAGGAGAATTCAGTATCATTGAAGATAGAGTACTCCCAGCAAACTTAACCTGTCCAGTATTTTGAGATTTAGAGGTAGCCTGAGTAAGGTTCATAATAGTACCAATGATACTCCTCATATCTTGGTTACTGGATAGTTTAGTTCTAACATTATCTATTCCTCTAGAGAATATTTTGTCTCCCTCAGAAAAGTATCTTTTAAGCGCATCAATTAAAGCGCTTTGTTTAGTTGTGTCTGATAAAAGTTCCCTAACAACATTGATGTTGACGGGGAAATTAAGAGCCTCAAGCATAGAAGATAGCTGTCCCTCTTGGGTAGCAAGAGATGCCCTTCTAAAAGGACTGGTCTCCTTGTTTTCTCCATCCACTAAAAACACAGAATTAAATTTCTGTCGGAGAGTATGAAAAGCAGTGTACCCCTTAAGCTTCGTTGCTTTAAATCCTCTATTAGTTTCAACTACTTCAAATATAGAATTAGGAGAAACCATTCCAGTTTTTAGCCTAGAAAGATAGTTGTTAACCCCTTCATTCTTACTTCCTTTATTGAGAGGAGTAGTAGAGGCAACAACGGTTTTGTTATCTTGTGGGCTTAATTTAACCTCCCTACAAACTTGAAAATACCTATTAAAATCCTGGAAGAAAGTGGTTAACAGTCTTGGATTATTAGCAAGTTGCTGATATAACATGCCGAACTGATCATCTGCCCTAAAGGTAGATAGTCTAGTAAGAATGTCACTTTCACAGGTGATATCCATAAACATATTAGCAAGCTGCTTACCCATTGTTTCTATCTTAGAGCAAAGCGGAAGCCCTAAAATAGGAGACGCAACTACCTGAGAATGGGATTCTGCAACTGTAATTGTATTACCAGCAGCATCCTCTTCTACTGTAGTAGAAACGGCATTCCTAGTTTGAGGAATTTGAGTAATAATTCTGGCTACAATAGCTGAAAGTGAACCCTCAAGAGTCTGAGCATCAAGTGCCTGTTGCCACCTATCTTGCTGAGGTTCCTCCATATCCCTGATAGAATCAGCAAGTTCATAGGTAATATTGGAGTTTGCATCAAGTGTGAAGTTAGCATGAAGTCTTACTCCCAGAGTCTTATTAAGCACCGGGAGAGCAAGGACAACCATAGAGGTTACTCTATCCCCACCAATTTCAGTAGGCATAAACAGATTTAAAAGTAATCTTCTTACTTCAACAGCCTGCTCTACTGTTTTAATTTTGCTATCAGGTTTAGGTGTAGCCCCATTAATTATGTCATTAGCTTCTTTGAAGGCCGCTACATAGGAGTTTTTAACATGGTTAATTAACCCTAAAAAGGTTTTACTTCCGCCATTCTTAAATACTCCTTCTATAGATTCTCCCTTCTCTTCAGCATACTCTTCAGCACGAGTTAGAATTAATCTAGTAATCTCATCAGTAATTTCACTAATCTCTTTACCACTAAAGACCTCGGTAGCTTGCTTCATAGCAAGTGCTTCTGGACCACCTAGAGTCTTCTCTAAAGCAACTCTTTGCTTAGCAATATACTCAGGGTCTTTCTTTCTCTCTGCTCTTTGTGTAGAAATCTTACTGTAAATCTCATCTAGCTGCTCTTCTGTATACTTCTCCACAGGAGATATCCTTTTCTCTCCACTCGGAAGATACATATTATAAGTATTAATGTATGCATTTAATACATTCTGCGGTACATTAAATCTTTTAGCGAGTGAAGCACAATTAGGAAAATGTGTACAATATGATTTAGCCATACTTTAATTATTTTCTTTTACAAATTGTAAGCAAAGTTAAGTATATATTATGAGTTTTCCAATAAGGTTAATTAAGAACTTATTTTGCAATAAATCAATTAGTAAAAATAAAGGAGACCTGTAAAGATCTCCTTTATAAAAACATAAATTTTTGGGTATTCTAAAGGGAAATCCCTCTTTCTTCAAACTGTTCATGTAGCATAGTAGCCACATTCAGCATATCAGGATGAGGTTTACCAGTAGTACCTCTGTATCTTAAATCAAAGAAGTGCCTCCAATCATCCTCAAATCCGCACATGCAGATTTCAGTTTTAAGCATATTTGGAAGGATACCTCTTGCTATTTGAGGAGTAACGCCTTCTTTAAGAGCACTTAGATAAACCGCTTCAATCTCATCTAGACAATTAATCATCTGATAATAGGCATCATTTCCTTTCCAAGCTTCTTTGTCTGGAATAATGCAAGTTAACTCATTACCAAATTTGTCTTTACTATAATTGCAGTACCTTGTAGACTCTTGGCAAAATGAGAATACTCTGTGTCTTACTAATTCATGACTCACTCCTCTATCTGTTATAAATCTGGCACAATACCTTTTAATATGGGCATCCACAGGCTCATGCCAGTACTTAGTAATATCTCTTATACCAAGTACTTCTAGGGCATATCTGAAATTAGTGGTGATGTAAACCCAGTCTTTATCACTGTTTAGAGCAGCCCAAGGACAGCCTTCTGGGAACATATAATACCACTCATGCTCATCCATATTCCACTCTATTGCAGGTATTCTGAGGTATACAGTACCAAATTCAAGCACAGCAAGGTGTCCCTCATTAATTCTGGCATCAACAAATTTCTTTGCTTCTTCACCACCCTTAACCTCAGACTTATATGATGTCTTGCCACACAGCTCAATCATATCATAAATCCCCTGGATTCCAGGTCCTTGCTCTAGTATTTCTACTGAAGGTTTAATAAGTCTCATATATCTTTTGGTTGAACAATTAACTTAATGTGTGTATCTCTGTCCATATCAAATCCCCAATCTCTCTCGATGCATTTGCGTAGATAAGGTATGTTAAATCTCTCTAGATAAATAATATTCTTGTCCTTAAATTTTTCTAGCAATTCTTCTTGAGAGATTGGGAAATAATTTTCATTCAACTCTCTTTCCCAATTAATAGTCCATCTATATTTGAGAAGGAAATGAACTAAATTCTTGACAATGTAAATAGAACCATACTTACTTTCAAACTGATTTAAATAAGGTTCAAATTTAGAGTCGTATCCATACATTTTACAAGCCCACCAACGATCCTTACTATCTTCTCGATATACTCTATTTAAATCATCAGTTAACATCATATCTCTAATACAGATATATGTAAATCCACTGTGTAGCACTTTCTCCCAAAAGGCATCAATATCCTCAGGGGATGTTGCATAAGAGTATACTTCGTGAATTACAGAGGAGAGTATTAAAACACTATTTTTTCTATAATGTCTTAAATATTCTTCTACAGTATCCCAGGAGTTAGTAAAGAGTATATTTAATTTTTTGGTGCGTTTTCTGGCTAGAACTAGCATCTCTTCAGAGATATCATAGCCAATAAATTTGCTTTTCTTATATCTCTTTGAGAGTTCTCTTAACAGCGCTCCATCAGCACAACCAAAATCAACAAAGCAATAATCCCCTAAGGGTAATTTCTTCGTAAAGAAGAGCTTATCCTCAAGGGATTTATGCATTGAATCATTGTAGGCTAATAGGTTTTTAAAGGGCTTTCCTATTTCCATTATTTATCCTTTAAATAAATTCTAACTCCCTCTCCGACTTTAGAGGTAATCTTATTCACCTTTTTATTTTCAAACACATCGCCAACAGATATGAAAGGACCGCCGGGAGGGTCAATTGCCCTGATGTTCTGATTGTCTTTATTCCAAGCACCATCAAAGATAACTCTTATATAGGATAAGTAGGATTTAGGTCCTTCTAGAACATAGTAATCCTCTTTAGGAATTAGATATAAATCAGCACCGTCTCTGTTGAATAATTTTATCTTGTTCATGCTAAAGTTTTATCATTATTCTGTGCTTTAATTTCAGAGATAGCTGCATAATATTCATTCATTTTGGTCTGTGTAATGTAAGTGGGCCTTACCCCAAAATAATAAACATCTTCTTCTAGTCTCTTCCACCAACCACATTGTTCAACAGTTTCTTTTAGTTCACCAGTCTTATTCATATATAAATGAGTAAGAATGGCTTCCCAATAAGTATCATCACTACTATATTTAGTATGTAGAGGTTCATGAAGAGTGAAAGTTAAGGATAAACCAAAACCTATAATAGAGAATTGAGGAGGAAACTCATATCTAATATCATCCCATTTGGTTTTCCAACCAACATCGAAGTTGATAATTTTAAACCTTGTCCAAACAGGAAGATACATTACTGGTTTAACCCAACCAAGATGCCACCGCTTTAATTTCTTTCTAATATTTCTATTCCACATATATTGACCAACTCTTAAATCTCCGGGGAGTTTATGATATGTAGTTTCATAAACTTTAGTCTCATACTCTTCCGCTCCCCATTTTAAAGTTCTGGTTCCAGTAACAATAGAAACACCAGTTTTCAAAAAATAGCAGTTTTTAAGTAAATTCTTCCTTCTGCAAATATACACTGGATACCCAGTTCTCCACACAGGAAGATTGGGGTCATTCTTCCATTTACCAAAGTATACTTTTAACTTAGGTTTAGCAAAGATATCCTTTACTTTTTTCCAAGTGTTATATAACTTAATCATGATATAACAGAGTAAAGTCAAAGTCATATCTTAAGCCATACTGAAGATTGAACCAGCTAAATTGCCTCTCTGCTTCTGCTTTGCTTACCCCCTTAGGCTTCCAGTCATAGAAGTGCTCCATAAAGTAATTCTTCCACTCTTTATATTGCTCAACAGTAGCAAAAGAGTTATTACTATACCAGTCTTTATTCTCTTTCTGCTTGCTCCAAGCACATAGTTCCTCAAAAGTTTCCCAATGAAGCGGACTTCCAATGATTTCAAACTCCTTGTTGATACAATCCAGTGCAAACTGGTCAGCTGAAATCTTTTTCATATTAATAGGAATCGTAGAAAGACGCAGAATCTTCAGGATGGTCTTTAAGGTACTTCTCTAACCATTTGAGATTTAAGAGCTGCTGTAACAGAGTTTCATACATCTCCTCATATTCCCAAATAGAATCAGCATCTTCTTCCCAAGTTTTTGGATTAAGGAATTTAACTAGACCCCTCCTAATAGCTGGTAAATCTTCTGCTTTAACTGGGTATTCCCCTCCACCTTGATCAGCATGGAGAACACCAAGAATCATCTCTCTAATTCCCCAGCACTTCCTCCAGTATGCTACTTCAAGTTCTCCTGTCTTCTCAAGAGTATCAAAGTCCCATTTATCTAGAGAGCCCTTGTCAGGAAAGTCTTCAGGTACTTTCTTTGAAGCAAGTTTTAATTGAATACCATTATCTAGTCCCATCTTTCTTTGTCTTTTCTTTAATTGTGTCATTTAATTTAACTACTAAAGCAACAATCTTAGCAGTTAACTCTTGAAATGAATATTGATGTTTATCCATAAGTTCTTTAAACTCAGGACTATTCATCACATATTCACAGTAAGTATGCATACTACAGAGTTTTGGAATATCTATAGCCTCGGGTAGTTCTCCTACTTTATATAGACCACTAAGATAGTGGTCTATATTTGTATGTCCATAGGAGTGCTCATAGTGTCTTACATACCATATTCCATCTGGAAGGTAGTTTTCATTATATCTTCTACCAAATGGTACATATCTGTTGCCTCTTTTAATATAGACATTGTCATCAGTTGAGCTAGACATGGCTATTCAATTTTTAACCCTGAACACACTCTATCTCATCAACATGCCAACCTGAAAGGTCATTAGCTGCTTTGAGATTAGAGCCAATATCAACATACAAGGAAGCATCCTGTGGCAAAATGACTTGCTCTTCAACGGCAGCAAGAAGATTAGTATCTGTAAAGTCTCTATCGCAAAAGTAGAAACCGTCTTCATCAATGCCTTCGTCAACAATTTCATAGTCTTTTACTTTTACTTTCACAGTTTTACTAAGAGTAATGCTGACTGTAACATCAATTTCTATCTCAGGATTCTCTACTTCATTGTAAGGAGCACACGGATCATTTGCTGCCCCTAAAGGATAATCACCTAGACTGCTCATTATTGATAACTTCTTTAAATTTATTAAGATACCAAATAGCCTTATCTATATCTTCAATACATTTACCCTTATTAAGGCTTCTCCAGATATATTTAAAAGCATTTAGTTTACAAAATGACGCCACTTCGGTTGCACCAAATGCAGCCATCATAGCGTCAATACACTCAATTCCGTTGCCCTGATAATGTGCAGGATGATTTACTTGTTCGCTCATACTCTAACAATTTTAAAACCATAGTCTTTAGCTAGGACTTTCTTAAAAGCTTTCCAATAGGCAGCTCTATCACTGTCGCCCCAAAGATAGTAGGCACCTAAATCTCCACCCCTACGAGCACAGTTGGCTCTGCCTATATATAGTCCTGCTCTCCAGCTAAAGGCATTATAAAAGGCTCTAACAGCCTGCTCTCTAGTGTCAAAGAATGCTTTTCCGCCTATGTTAATAACTTTTCCACAAACATTAATCATCCACTTACCACTAGCAGAATCGACAACATTTCCATTAAATACCTCTCTTACTAGTTCCTTAGTAATGAGATTTTCTATGTTATTATTTTCCATTGTTTTCGCCTTTTATGGCTTTAATTATTTTAATTATAGGCCAAGCAATGGCCATACATATAAAAGCAAAGCAATTAAGTAATAGTTCTAATATCTTAAGAGGTATTAGAACTATTAACTCAATCACATATTCCCACCACTTCTTCATATTAATGGACCCAATAGGTTGGTAAGGTTCCATCTTTTAATCTGGACATATCTGCTTCAAGAGTACATCTGGTACAAAAGATAGCCCCAGATTTAACCATGTCCTTATGAACCTCTTGTGCAACATCTTCTGCTATTGCTTCTGGAGCCTCACAGTTTATTTCATCATAAGGAGTAATAGTAATCTTAACCTTTCCAAATAGACTATTTTCACATATATAGTTAAAGAAGTTAATTAGCGCAACTCTCAAACACATACTTCCAGTAGCCTGAATAGGATAATTAATGGACTGCCTTTCGCTATCAGCCTTTCTTTTGAAGAAATGTTTAACTTTCTGAACAGTTTCACACTCAGGATATTCCTTTTTCATCTCTCTGTAATAATTCCAATCCAGATTTGCCATCCACTCTTTTTCTTCAAGCAGTTTGTCATAATCATAGATGAAAGCCTTATGTCCAGTAAGAGGATTTAATAGAATATACCCTTTCTGAAACCAATCTTTTCGTCTAAAATCCTGATATCTTTTGAGGCCAGAGAAACCACTCATATAGTTATTATAAATCTTCTCAGCTTCTGCCATAGGAATTCCTTTGTTTCTACATATAGTATCTGCATTGCCACCATAATTAATGGCAAATTCAATTCCCTTTGCTTCTTGTCTGAGATTATGATATAGTTTCTTTATGTCTTTAATAGGAGTATCTCTAGGGATTTCAGGATAGGATATATAAGCAGTTAATGAATGAATATCTCCACTGCCTTCCATTAATTCCTTGATGATAGCAGTATCATTTGCTATAGATGCCATCAAATAAGTTTCCTGTCCAGAATAATCAATACTTATCCATTTGTTACCAGGCTCTGCAACAAAACAGGCTCTGGTTTCAGCATCTGCAGGCAGATTCAGTAGATTGACATACTCTGTTGAGTTCTCTTTATCCTTCCCACCAGAAGTTATTCTGGTAGTATCTGCTCCCATTTGCTGATAGTTAGTATGGATTCTATGACTGACAGGATTAATCTGTTCAAGGAAGTTTTCACCATAGGTAGAGGTTACTTTTACAGCTTCCTTATATTCCAGATATAGTGGGATTAAACTACACTTATCAGCCTGTGGCTTAAGTGTCTTAGCATCAATGCTATCTTTAGTACCTCCCTTCTCCTTATCCTGCACAACTACATCAACTCCATACTTCTTAAAGACAGGAATTAATTGCTTTGCACTATTCCAATTAATTGATACTTTAGGAGTTAAATCAAAAGCCTCCTCTCTAAAGAGGTCACCTTGAACATCAATATAAATATATGGAGAATCTGGGATGTTCTCAATTAACCATTCGTTGAGTTTCTGTTTTGCAACATCCTCTCTCTGTTGGTCTTTCTTCATCTTCTCTTTCCATTTATTTACATCTAACTTAACTCCACACCATTCAATATATGCCAGTACCCTTACAAATCTATTCTCTATATCAAGAGCAACAAGTAGGTCTTTCTCTGCCAATTTCTCCAATTGCTTTTCTCTGATAGACTCCAGCCATTGAACATCATTAGCACCATACCTGATAATTTCCTCATCTAATTTTGAATAGATTATTTTACCTCGAACTGTTTTATCCAGCTCAACTCCAAGATAATCCTGCCCAGCAGACTTTAAACTCATACTATGAATGCCCATAGGATAGCCGAGCCACATAAGTTTCTCAGCAAGAAATCCATCATAGACATTCTTTATTACAATTCCATACTTATAGAACCACTTCAAATCAAACTTTGCATTCCATAGTAGGAATAGCCTGTCAGATTCTAAATAATTCTTATATCTTGTAATATCAATAGTAGTAGTATCAATGACTACTTGAAAATCTTTACAGCCAAGCTGAACTAATTTCAATTCTTTTGTATATGGGTCTAAACCAGTAGTTTCAGTATCTAGCCCCACTATTTCTAATGGGGCTAGAATATCAAGAGATTCTTGTACTGAAACTAATTTGATATCTGGAATACTGAATAAGAATTGAGTAGTAGATACCAAATATATCATTACCTATACGCTATTAATTCTCTGAAATCAAGAATATATTTATACCTTTCAAAGAATCTATTACCTATAATACCGTGCAACTTTATACCGCTTTCCTTCTCAATAGCACTAAATGCAGCACTTAAATCTATAGCTCCAAATTCCTCTGTAAACTTTTGGTCTTTGTAACCAATTTCAATAGAATAATGATGTGCTTCCACACCATTACCTTCCACTCCAAAAGTACTTGAAGCTGTCTCTAAATCTGTTGCTTCTATACTACTGAGAATATCCTTATTGATATAAGAGATATTACTCCCAGTATCCAATAGAAA